TTTTCAATTACTTTTTTATTTGTATCTCTTTTTTTAGAGAAACGAGAATTTGCCATAACTTGATTTTTTTGGATTAATTATATTATCCGAATTACTTTTATATTCGGGCAAATTTACCCTATTCAAAAAAGTATCCATTCTACCTTGGTAAATTTCTGATTTATTTTTTTGATTTGCAATTAAAATATCAATAGATTCTTGCTCTGCTGGTGTACCATTTTGAGGTGTCATTTTAAAAATACCACCGTTGCTTATCTGTAAAGCACCGTTTATTAAGTATTCCACCGCCGATTGATGAATCAAAAACATTTTTATATACTTTTGATATAACACTAAATAATCACCCTCTAAAGTGTTGTTTTCAAAGTCTGTTTTAATTTTTTCATATAAATCTTCACCTAAAATTTCAACTAATTTGCTTAATTGTGCGTCTTGCACGCAAAACTTATACTTATCCGTGTCAATATTACCACCTAAAACAGTGTTTTCCAAAATATCTTGGTCGCTTAAAATTAAATATTCCATCATTTCTTTTTTATAAATCCGTTATTAGGCATTTTATTAGGTTCGATAGAGCTTAAGGGTTCTCCACTATTTTCAATCTTAGCATCAATTCCTAAGTCTTTTAAATCTTTTATCATTTTTTTTGCATTTTCAAAAGTAATAGATTCATTATTTTTACGCAAATAGATACTTCTGACCCACTTGTGTTTACAATTACCACCACCTTTATATTTCAAAATATCATATGTATCTGTTCCCCCAGCCCCCCAGCCCGGATTTACTTTTTTATTACCAGCTAAAACTATATCTTCTTTACGATAAACCTTTTGTGCTGATAACATTTTTCTGCAAAAGTCCCTTTGTGGTGTTTGGCTGCCTGGCATTGTGCCTGCGTAATTAAATCGTACTTTAAAAACATCATTATCTAATTCGCTTTTTACGTTAGGAAAAGAACTAGGTACGGTTGCGAGTTTTAAAGAAGTATTTAAAGTAAAATCACTTAATTCCACTAAATCTTCAGAGAAATCTTCCGTGTCTATTATTTGGTACTCGTTTAAATCTATGTCTTCACCTTTTGATAAAAGAAATTCTGCAACCTCACCATTAACCTCTTCTACTTTTTCACTTAACTGCGTTTCGTGTTTGCATAATTGAGTAACCTCTGTTTTAGGTATTCCGTTTAATGGAATAAAATCCAAATCTATTGTCATACCATTGTCTGTAAAAACTTCTTTTAATGAATCTAATATATTTTCTTGGATTGGTTGAATTACATTGATATACAATTGATTAAAGGCGGTTTCCATCTCATTAGCATTGTTCCCTAATCCCCCCTCTTTCATAATACCAAAAATTATAGGGCTTGTAACTTTGTGGGCAATCATTAACTTTTGTGTAGCTTCGCCACTTAAAAATTCGTATTGTTTATGTGATTCGCTTACTTCAACCGATGTTAAAGTTATGTCGTTTTCTTTTGAATCATTCCAATTAATCATCCCACGACCAGCGTTTTTAGAACCAGTCCCGAAATTTTTAAATTTTTCTTCTAATCTTTCCTTAACTTCTTCGCTTTCAGGCTCTCCATTATTCATATTAATGATATAACCAAAAGACAAACCATTTTTAATATGATTAACGCAGTAATTTGCAATTTCTTCTTCTAATTCTGCATAAGGCAAACCAGCCATATAACTTGGGTCTGCAAAATAAGTTCGACCTGCTTGGTAACTAGTAATTACATAAATTGCATTTTTTGTGTTTTCTTTTTTAAAATAAAAGTTTTCTATTTCTCTTGGTGGATATTTTCTTGTGTTGTTAAAATCTTGAGAAAACCAATATAGTTCAATGTCTCCATCTTCATTCATTTTGTTTGGCAAAATTTGATTTTTAGGAACGTGCTTAATTTTAATTAATTTACCTTTTTCGTAAATTAATTCCATACTTGCTTCACCAAATAATACATAATCTTGACAAATATTTTTTAAATCATTTTTTTTTAGAATCTGTAAAATATTCGCAAAATCGTGAGCTTTTACTGTTTGCTCTTTTGAAAACAACCCTTTGCCGTAAATAAATTTAGAATAAGAATCTATAATAGTTCTATTGGTTGGTGAACCATTATACCTATCAATAAGGTATTGGTAAAAACTATTTCTGTCACCGTTTGTTACGTACTCTTTCGTAGTCAATTCTTTTATAACTGGACGGGTATAACTGTTTAATTGTATTAATTCTAATTTCATTTTATTAATTTATAATTTTGTAAATCGTTTACACTTGTCGCAAAGGCTTTACCTCGAAAAAGCAATCCGTAAATATTTGAATTTATTTCAATTTCGTAGCTTGCTCCTTCAGTAAAGTTATATTCAAAATCTCCAAAAAAAACCCCGTTATTAAAATTACCTATTATTGTTATTTGACTTTCAGTATTTCTTAATTCGTTGGTTATTTTAAGCACGCAAGTCGTATGTTCTTTTCGTGGTATAAAAAACAAAGTGTGTGTTTGATTCTGTGGATTAAAAACTATCATAATTATATAACGTTATTTTTTTAATTTGTAATTAAATAAAAAAGCCACTCCTTACAGAATGGCTATAAAATAAACTTCTTTTTTATTTTTAAGGTACTATAACCTCATCACTCACTAAAGCTTCTAACGCAGTCTTGGCTGCATTGCTTAAAAAAGGTGCTCTTTTGCTATCTTTTGATTCTAACGTAATGTTGTAACCACTCAAGTCTGTTCCTACACCGCCTGTTTGCCCTACTGAAGTGGTGGCATCTAATCCGCTATCAATACCTACTACCTTTACATCTCCGTTAAAATTATGTACAAAAGCAATAACCCTACCAGCTTCTAATGCGTTTAATTGTACTTCGGTTTGATGGTTCAAACGTGGAAAAACCGCAGTAATTACCTGGGTTATTTCTGTAGTTCGGCTTTCTGAATTTATCGCTCCTGTTTCTACCAAAGTATTTCCAGATCCTTTAACCTCGTATCTGAATACTTCTGTTAACGTAGCAGGTAAAGTCGCTATCTCTTGAGCAACAACTGTAAAATTATGCTCGTCAAAAATTGCGAAATCTATTTTTTTAATACCACCTCTTGAATCTTTACAAGGAAGTTTTAAACCTTTTGTTATATTACACGCCATCTTTTTATGTTTTTTTTAAAACCGCCTTAATTTAATAAAGCGGTTATATTAATGTTACCCTACGTATAAAACGTTAAATTTCTGATTTACAACGTGTGCAAATATTGTAAAGATTACATCGTAGAAGTAGTCTTTCCTTGGTGCTGGATACGGTGCAATATTAATGTTTGCATAGTCATCCATTAAATCAGTACACCACATAAAGTTGCTTGGTACACCTGCAATAATTACATTATCGGCTAAAGGTACAAATACAATTTCTACATCTAAATAGAAATATTTACCACTTGCTAAATCAACTGTAAATGTATCTCTATATGTTTGAGCTAAATTAAAGTTGTTAATTAATTTCTTAACACTTCTTGGTGCATAAATATAAGGCTTTTCTGCACCAGCTAAAACTTCATTAGGGATAGCATCGTAAACTTTCCCCATTTCTGTAGCAATGTTTGATACGCTTAAAGTTGTACCAGCAACTTTAACACGTTTACCTACTGCAGACTTATTGTAAATCATTTTAGTAGTTAATGAATCAAATAATGTTGTTGGCATTGCTGCAATTAAAGTTTTTTCAGCAGCACCTACTGCATTTTGAGCAGTACCAGCAGTTAGAAAAAAAACAGCGGTTTTTGTTTCCGCAGTAGAACCGTTCCAAAATTTCTTTTCAGCATCTAACGAAATCAAAGGTGCAACACCATTTAAAACCAATCTGTTAAACCCATCGGAAAGATCATTAATTGCACCATCTTGCATATCTCTGTTGAAACGAGTGCTCCTTAAATCGTCTGGTGTGAATTTATCTATAAACTCAACTTTTACAGGTGTTACAAGCGTGTCTTCTAAACCAATGCTCCCATTCTCTGAACCTGTTGGATTAACAGACCACGCTTGCATAGTTACAGAGTTAATATTTTCGGTAATAATTCTACCAGCTTTTATTCCTGTTTCAAAAGACACTAAACCTTTTTCTATTGTTTCATTTCTGAAAAGGATTTCAGCAATAATATCTTCTTTGTAATCTTTTGGGATTTGTGCCCCCGTGTAAGTAATACTCATATTAATTATTTTTAAATTTTTTGTTAAATTCTCTAAATTTTTCAAAAGCCGTATCAGCTTCTTTTTTTGTTTCTCCCTTTTGTTTTGTCAAAGACACCGCCCCCGGTTTTAACTCCGCTAATTTAGTTTCAAATTCTGCTTTTAATTCAGTTTTAAATTTTTCTAATTCTGAACCGACTACTTTCGCGAGTTGGTAAAAAACTTCTTGTGTAAATTTTTCGCTTTTTACAGTAGTTCCAGTTGGTTCGCTTGTGAGATTTTGGTCCATTGCAACTGGTTCTTTATTTTCTGTAACTTCGGTTGCTGGCTTTAACTCCTTAACTTTACTGTTTTCCATTACGGCTATCATATCTTCTTCTAAAGTATATTCACCGTCAGGCACTGGAAGTTTTTCTCCTGTGTCATTTACTAGATACATTTCAGTTCCAATAGCTATTGTATCGCCATCAAATTCAATTGTTAACTTACCGTCTTTTGTCATTACTTTACCAAGTTTCACTTCTGTATTTTCGCCTTTATTTTTAGGACTGAAAAATTCAGATAATGCCGCTTTAAAAGAATCCACTAATGACTCATTTTTAAATTCACTCATATTTAATTC